CCATATATGTTAGCATACCATACAGGTAAGAAAAACATTTATGCATTTGACAGCGGATCATGGCAATCGATCAGTGGTACTGTTGCTGCTGGATATTCATTCCAAGGTTCTACCAGTGGATATACTTCTGGTGGATTGGTACCACCATTCTCTAACGTCATTGACAAATTCCCATTCTCATCTGACGGTAATGCTACTGATGTAGGAGATTTGACAGTAGCAAGATCTAATGCAGCAGGTCAATCATCGTCTGCTAGTGGATATACTTCTGGTGGACATCCCTTCCCACTAGACGTAATTGACAAATTCCCATTCTCAGCTGATGCTAACGCTACTGATGTTGGTGATTTAACAGTAGCAAGACGGTATCTTGCAGGTCAATCTTCTTCTGCTAATGGGTATTCTGCTGGTGGTCCTGGTTCAAACGTAATTGACAAATTCCCGTTTTCTTCTGATGCTAATGCTACTGATGTAGGCGATTTGACAGTAGCAAGATATTATTTAGCAGGTCAATCATCTACTGTTAGCGGATATTCTTCTGGTGGCACTCCACCATACACAAACGTCATTGATAAATTCCCATTTTCTGCTGATGCTAATGCTACTGATGTAGGTGATCTGACAGTAGCAAGAGGATATGTAACAGGTCAATCATCAACTGTTAGTGGGTATACTTCTGGGGGATTTAGTCCAGCTCAACAATCAAACGTAATTGACAAGTTTTCATTCTCAACTGACACTAACGCTACTGACGTTGGGGATTTGACAGTAGCAAGATACAATTTAGCAGGAGGTCAATCATCTACTGCTAGCGGGTATACTTCTGGAGGTACGACATCCGACGCTACCAACATCATAGATAAATTCCCATTCTCATCTGATGGTAATGCTACGGATGTAGGTGATTTATCAGTAACTAGATATGGTGGAGCAGGTCAACAGGTATAAGTTATGGCAATTAATATACAGAATTTATTAAATGTTGTTCAGGCGAAGTTAAACGCAACAACGCCAACGACACCTGCACTTGAATTTTCTAGATTGTCATCGATATCTGATATGTTAGAAGATCATGGAGCGGCAGTTAAATCTTATCCTGGATTAGCATCATTTCCAACAGCAGACTCAGCGAATCATGGCGACATTGCTTACAGTTTAGATAGTGCAGCGTATAGAATATCAGAGCAACTTGCTTGGAGAGAAATATCATTAAATGCTGATAGTGTGATTGCTGCTGCTCCTACTAGCACACAAGCACAAGGTTCTACCAGTGGATATAATTCTGGTGGATTTTTAAATTCCGGCAACTCAAACGTCATCGAAAAATTTCCATTCTCTACTGACGCTAATGCTACTGATGTTGGTGATTTGACACTAGGAAGATATAATGCATCAGGTCAATCTTCAACTGCTAGTGGGTATACTTCTGGTGGATCCAGTCCTGGACTATCACCCTATATTGTCAATAACATTGATAAATTTCCATTCTCTGCTGATGGTAATGCTACCGATGTAGGGGATTTGTCAGTAACAAGAACTGGAACAGCAGGACAATCTTCAGACGCTAGTGGATATATTTCTGGAGGTAGTTTGCCTGCTGCTTCTAATGTCATTGATAAATTCTCATTCTCTTCTGATGGTAATGCAACTAACGTAGGCGATTTAACAGAAGCAAGAATAAAACCATCAGGACAATCATCAACTGTTAGTGGATATAATTCTGGTGGAACAGGGACTGGCAATATCATAGATAAATTCCCGTTCGCCTCTAATGCTAATGCTACCGATGTTGGTGATATAACGGTAGCGAGAAACTATGCTGTAGGTCAAAATTCAGACGCTAGTGGTTATACCTCTGGAGGATCCCCAACGTCGAATGTTATCGATAAATTCCCGTTTTCATCCGACGCGAATGCTAATGACGTAGGAGATTTGACAGTAGCAAGATATACATCAGCAGGTCAATCGTCAACTGCTAGTGGATATACTTCTGGAGGGTATCCATATCAAAACACTATTGATAAATTCTCATTCTCTTCTGATGGTAATGCGACTGACGTTGGAGATATGACAGAAGTAAAGGGTTTCGTTATAGGACAACAGGTATAAATTATGGCAATTGATCTAAAAGAATTATTAAGTGCAGTACAGAGCAAGATTGGTAATCTTACGCCGTCAAGTCCATCGCGTCAAATTGAATTCTTGGCGAAAGCAGCAGTTAGGTCAGGAGAGAATTTAGTTCGCTCTTACGATTCTGATGGTGAGTTTTTAGATTCTGCGACAACTTCGCCTTATTTAATGCTCTATCATACAACAGATAAAAATATCTACATGTGGGATAGCGATGGTACTTGGAAACCGATTAGCGGCAATGAAGCGTTATTGGTTGGTTTACAAGGGGATTTAGCGGGGTATGCTATAACAGGAAGAAAAGCCACAAACTCCGACATAGATAATATTGTTGCATTTAGGTTTGCTTCAGGATCAGAAACTATCTATAATCAGGGTCTTAGTGGGGTAAACTCTTTGCCGGCAGGTGTTGGTATGGGTCATGGTCGTGGTACAATGAGTGAGACTAATGGATATCATTACGGTGGTTATAATCCTCCTTCTCCAATGTCAAGCACAATGTATAAATTTCCATTTTCTTCTACTGGTGGACTTTCTGGTTTAAGTAGTATGAGTCCGCATGGAGCATATGCTTGGACTGCAGCTGTTTCAGCACAAGGTCCAGGATACGGTTATTATTCAGCTGGGCGAGCATTACCCGCAGGTGCATCAAGCGCAACACATAAATTTCAATTTTCTAATGATACTTCTGCGGCGACTCCTGTTGGGACTACTAATTTTAGCTCTTATGCTACTGGTCAAACAGATGTCGTAGGCGGGCAGGGTCATATATTTCAATATGATATCATTGGAGGATCATCAAGAGATAAATACCCATTTGCCTCTGATGTTAATGCTACTGCTATAACAAGTATTTCGATCTCAAAATATGGTTCTCAAGGATCTACTGGAGACGCTAGTAATTATTATCAAGCAGGTGGAGTAAACCCAAGCGGAAGTACCATTTACACTGATATTTACAAAATGAATTTCACAAGTGAAGGACCTTCAACAAACATCGGCGATTTAACTACTGCAAGATATCAGACTGGAGGTTATTCTTATTCTGGCGGAACTGCTTTTATTGCGGGGGGGAGTTCCGGAACTCCTTCTCCAAACTATTTAAACCCATTAGCATATACATCAACTATTGAAGGTATTTCTTTTGCTAGTGATACCATCGGTGTTGCTGCTGGTTCTGGAATGTCTGGACCATCGCCAGCTCGATCTGGATATGGTTGCGTTCAGGTTTGATTCTCTTTAAAATTTAATATATACTATTGTTATTTAATTATTAATTTATTATGAAACAATTACATTTTTGCGGTGGACTTCCACGTTCAGGATCAACAGTCTTAATGAATATACTTCAGCAAAACCCTGAAGTATTCACGACCACAACTGATCCTCTTCCGATGAATCTTCAACGATATATTCTTCAGAGATTTCGTGTAACTGAAATGTTCCAAGCAATGGACGGTGATCATGCAGATCGTGCGTTGTATGGTATGGCAATGGGAGCAATTAATGGTTGGTACAGCGGATTAACAAATAAACCTGTTGTTATCTCTAAGACTCGTTATTGGAATCGTATACATCATTTACTGCCGAATGCAAAAATATTAATTATGATTCGAGACTTGAGGGACATCGTCGAAAGTTTCAACAAAGTTAATTTAAGATTAAAAGCATTACATTCATACGAAACAGAAGGTAGCGCGTTATATGCTGCTATGACTGAGATGCAAAAATTTGATTATCATTTCGGCAAAGATAATTCTTTAAGTGCATCATTACAAGAAGAAGTACCAGCAGCAATGGAATTTTGGATGTATGAGAATAAACAAGACACAATTAAGTTTATTCGTTACGAAGACTTTCTTAAAGATCCTATAGATACAATTAGATCAATCTATGCTTTTCTTAATTTAAATTATTACGAACACGACTTAAATAATATTTCACAATCAGAAATGTTTGAACATGATAATGCCTATTTTATGGAGAAAACTGATCATCGGACCAAACCCTCCTTTATTAAATGGCAACCACCAAAAAGGTTATTAAGCGAACGTATACATAATCGTATACTTAAAGAATATCAATGGTTTTATGAAGGATTTTATCCGGAGGAATTAAAATAATGGAAATGGCAGCGCAACAACAATATACCGCAGCAGATGCTTTTCGTGATAGGGGATACGTATATTTAAATAGTACCATCTCTAGAAAAGATTGTGAAGAACTAACGAAGTATATGTTCTCACTTTATGATAAAGGAGTGCTTGAAAAAGACGAGCAATGTCCTCTTTCCGATTCAGTTTATGGTGATGAAATCTTTGATGGTATCGCTAGAGAATTAGCAGGTCCGTTGTCGAATCAACTCGGCGTTCAGTTGCTCCCTACCTACACTTACGCCAGGATTTATCGCAACGGGGAAATACTAGTGCGTCATAAAGATCGCCCCTCATGCGAGATCTCAGGAACCATGACACTCGGTTTCGATGATGGTTCAGGACTTTGGCCAATTTATTTCGCTGAGAATGATGACGATCAAATAGGAACTCCTTACGAAATTAATATCGGTGATTTGGTAATGTACCGTGGTTGCGAACTTCCTCACTGGAGACCGAAATATAAAGGTAAGTGGCAAGTTCAAATCTTTTTCCATTTTGTTGATGCTAATGGTCCACACAAAGATTTTGTCTGGGACGGCAGGAAGTCAATGGGGAAAAAGAAAACTCCAGATAATATGAGAGAAAAAGGTGAAACTCCTACGCTCGACATGTTTAAGGGTAAGGTCATCAATGATGAAGTTGATGTTATGCGCGGAAGAAACATTCCTGAAGATATTAAATTCTATCATCTTCCACAATCACAATGGATCACTAATGGTATTATGATTCGAACTTGTGATAACGAGTTTCCTGGTGCTTCGTTCTTCAGTAAAAAAGGCGTTCATCCTGAAATGACATTAAGTCTAGAAGAATGTAAACGAGTAATCTCTTATGCCGATCAAAAATATGGAATGAAATCTACCGTTGGTTCTGATGAATCAAGAGCATACAATAAGGAAATTCGTGAAGTTGATACATACACTCTGGAGCATACACCAGAAACTTCTTGGTTGTTTCAGAAAGTAGCAGCTGCCGTGGGTGTAGTAAACGCTGAATACTACCGCTGGAATCTTCTTGGTATTACTCATGCTCTGCAGTTACTACATTATAAAGGCGAAGATAAATCTCATTATCAGTGGCATATTGACGCGGGACCAACGAGCAGCGCAACGAGAAAACTATCTCTTTCTATTCCGCTCAATGATGACTATGAGGGAGGCGATCTTATAATCAATAGCAACGGTGTTATAATGACTGCGCCCAAAGAACTCGGATCTATTTCTTTCTTCCCAAGTTTCAGTTTGCATAAAGTTGAACCTGTTACTAAAGGTGAGCGCTGGGTAATCGTCGCTTGGATTCATGGACCTGATCGATTTAAATAGCGAATCCTTATAAATAAACAGGAGTCAATTAGGATTATGCTAAAATGCCAGCAATTACAAGTAGAGATACGCTTATTGATTATTGCTTGAGGAAACTTGGCGACCCTGTTATTGAAATAAACGTCGATCAGGATCAAATAGAAGATAAAGTAGATGATGCTCTGCAAATGTATCAGGAGTATCATAGCGACGCAACAATTCGTACTTATTTGAAGCATCTCGTTACTGCTGATGATGTTTCGAATAAGTACATTCCTATTTCATCAGATATTATTTACGTATCTAAACTATTCCCCGTAACGTCAACCTTTGGATCATCAGGCAACTTATTTGATATTCGTTATCAGATGATGTTGAACAACATGGGCGACTTTATTAACTTTGCTGGTGATATTGCTTATCTTTATCAGATGGAGCAATACCTCAGCATGGTCGATCAAACATTGCACGGCAATCCATTAGTTAGATTTTCTAGAAGACAAAACCGTCTTTATCTCTTTGGAGATTTCGAAGATAAAGATGTCAAAGCAGGTGACTATTTAATTGCTGAGGTTTATCAAATAGTAAACCCACAATCTCACACCAGCGTTTATAACGACATGTTCATTAAGAACTATACTACTGCGCTAATTAAACAGCAGTGGGGTATTAACATGTCTAAATTTGAAGGTATGCAATTACCTGGAGGAGTAACAGTTAGCGGAAGACAAATGTATGATGACGCAACAACTGAGTTAGAAAAACTCGAAGAGAAACTGCGTCTTGAACAAGAATTACCTCCTGACTTTTTTGTAGGTTAAAATGGCGACAAATCAATATTTCTCTCGCGGATCTAAATCCGAGCAAAGACTTTATGAGGATCTAGTAATAGAATCTTTGAAGATGTACGGGCAAGATGTTTATTATGTCCCGAGAGAAATCGTGCGCAGAGATACTATTTTCAATGAAGCGACATTATCTCGTTTTTTAAATGCATATAAAATAGAAATGTATTTAGAAAATACAGATGGGTTTGAGGGCGAAGGCGATTTGTTTACTAAGTTCGGTATTCAAATTAGAGATACTGCTAATTTTGTTGTTTCAAGAAAAAGATTTAACTGGGAAGTTGGTAGTATAGAAAATGGTGGTGATCCAAATAAATTCTATAGACCAAGAGAAGGTGATGTAATTCATTTACCTCTTTCTAATTCTACTTTCCAGATTATGAAAGTTGAAGATGAAACACCATTTTATCAATTAAAAAATCTTCCAACGTTTAGACTTTCTTGCGAATTATTTGAATACGCTGATGAAAACTTCGATACTCAAATTGCTGAAATTGATAATATTGAAACTTACGCAGCATATCAATATGTTCTTACTATACGTACGGCAGAACAAGCCAGAGCAACTGCAACAGCGAGTATTGACTAATGGCAGGTATTAGCTCATTATCATTAACTTTCGCTGGAGCAAACTATCAAGTAGCTCCAAGCGTTACAATTGCGCTTCCAGATTTAGATTCTGGTAACGCTACTGCAACTATCACTTTAAATGATAGCGGATTTGTCAGTTCTATTAATGTTACTGATGGTGGTGCTTATTATACCTCTGCTCCAAATGCATCATTTACTTACGTTGACTCTGATGGAAACAGCGGAACAATTATTGTTGGTACTACTATTAATATTGACGGCACAGTTACTGCAGTAGATAAACCAATAACATCAGCGCCAATTGTTTCCTCTTCTATAACAATAGATTCGGCGACTGGTACAAAAAATGATTTTAGAGCAAGAGTTACTTCGATACTCGATTCAGCAAACAGCGTAGTTAGTGGGTTCAATATAATCGATTCTGGTGGGGGTTATACAGTAGCGCCAGCGGTTACAATTGATTTCTCTTACACAGATTTAAATTATGTGGTAGGAGAAAATGCTATACAACAAAACGCTACGTTTAATATGGTTGGTGAAGTTCAGGGTTGGAACGATTCGGATAGAGAATTAAAACTAATTCGAGTTGGTGCTTCTGATGGTAAATTTCATGAATGGAATACTACCAATCCAGTTCGAGGCGAAACTTCAGGTTCTTCTGGTTCTATACTGTCAGTTAGAGAAGTACAAACAATGGATCCTGATGCTGGCGGTGGTTCTTCTGGTAACGTTACTGATTTCGATGTTTCTGCGCTCGAGTTTATTGATTTCAGCGAAAATAATCCGTTCGGAGATCCAATCTAATGTTAACTGGTCATTTCTATCACGAACATATTCGCAAATCAGTAGCGGTCTTTGGATCTCTTTTCAACGACATTTATATTTTTAGAAAAACAAATAGTGGCGTTGGTCAAGGTCAAATGAAAGTTCCTTTGAGTTATGGTCCAAGGAATAATTTCTTAACACGTATCGCAGAGATGGCAAACGGCGAAGAAGCAGAGCGTCAGTTAGCAATCAGATTACCGAGAATGTCGTTTGAGATTCTAGGTTTAAATTATGATCCTGTTAGAAAATTACCGACCAACAATTCTACAGTTCAGGCATTGGTTGGATCAAACAGTCAGACTGCTAGAACTAAAATGTTCACCGCTGTTCCTTACAACATTTTATTTCAATTAAATATTTATGGTAAAACTCAAGACGACGCGCTACAAATAACAGAGCAAATCTTGCCTTACTTTAATCCACAATATACAGTTAGAGTTAAACCAATTGCTGATATTCCAGCAATTATAGATGATGTACCAATTATCTTGCAAGGCGTAACATTTACTGACGATTATGAAGGATCTATTGAACAAAGAAGAACAATTCTTTATACTTTAGATTTTGAAATGAAAATAAACTTTTATGGACCTGTCGTTTCTAAAGATATTGTCACAGAAGTTCAAACGAGTTTGTTTCAAATGGATACTGGTTTATCAGATAGTGATGAATTACTTAGCACGTTAACAACTACTGCTACTCCTTCTGGGGTTGGACCAGATAGTGATTTTTCTTTATTAACTACTATATCATAGGTAATGTATGAATGAAAAAAATAATAATATCAGAAATGACTACGAATACTCCCGAGAGACTTATTACGATCTACTAGAGAAGGGAAGAGAGTCACTTGAGTTAATGATTGAAGTTGCCAGAGAAAGCGAGCATCCACGTGCATTCGAAGTCCTATCAAACATGATGAAGAATATGGCAGACATTAATGATAAGTTAATGGACCTCAATAAGAAAAATAAAGACATTAACAAAGAAGAAGTTAAAGAGACAAAACAGATTACAAATAATAACGTGTTTTTAGGAAGCACAACTGATCTACAAAGATTTTTACAGGATGAAAAAAAGGTGATTGATGTTACTCCAGAATCGAATGAATAATGAAACATATCTTGGCAATATCAATGTAAAACGCGATGGTGTTGTTCAAGAATGGACTAGGGAGCAAGTTCTTGAATATAAAAAGTGTATGGATAGTCCCGCATATTTTGCGGAAAAGTATGTCAAAATTATTTCGTTGGATAGGGGACTTGTTCCTTTTAATCTTTACCCCTATCAAAGAGATATGTTCGAACATTTTAACAGCAATCGTTTTAATGTTGTTCTTGCTTGTCGACAAAGCGGTAAGTCTATCTCCTCCGTCGCCTATCTCCTTTGGTACGCTATATTCAATTCAGAAAAAACAATTGCTGTCCTTGCAAACAAAGGGGCAACTGCTAGAGAAATGTTGGCTCGTGTTACTCTTATGCTGGAGAACCTTCCTTTCTTTTTGCAACCAGGTTGTAAAACTCTCAATAAAGGGAGTATTGATTTTTCTAATAACAGTAGGATTATTGCTGCTGCCACTAGCGGGTCTTCTATTCGCGGTATGTCTGTTAATTTGCTCTATCTCGATGAGTTTGCTTTTGTTGAGCGAGCAGCTGAATTCTACACTTCAACCTATCCTGTCGTCTCAGCAGGTAAAGAAACAAAAGTCATCATTACCTCAACAGCAAACGGCATCGGAAACGTCTTCCATAAAATCTGGGAAGGTGCGAATCAAGGTGTAAATGAATTCAAACCATTTAGAGTCGACTGGTGGGATGTTCCAGGAAGAGACGAAAACTGGAAACAAGAAACTATCGCTAATACGAGTCCTCTCCAGTTTGATCAGGAATTTGGAAATACCTTTTTCGGAACTGGAGATACCCTGATAAATGCAGAGACGCTCTTGTCATTGCGAGCAAGAGCGCCACTACAAGTTTTAGAGGGCGGTCTTTTTCTTTCTTATAAAGAACCTGCTAGCAAGCACGAATACATCATGACCGTTGATGTTTCGAAAGGAAGAGGTCAGGATTACTCTACGTTCAATATTATCGATATTACGACACGCCCTTTTGAACAGGTGGCTGTGTATCGGAACAATTCTATCTCTCCAATACTCTTCCCTAATATTATCTATAAGTATGCGAAAGTCTACAATGAAGCATATGTGGTTGTAGAATCAAATGATCAAGGTGGCGTTGTTTGTAATGGTTTGTATTATGATCTTGAATATGAAAATGT